CATCTAGATGAATTAAGAGAATACAAAGATGAGGATGCTTGGTCATCAATGCGATATTCCATGATGGCTGCTAAGAATCCCCAAGTATGGGTTTATTCATCAGCAGGAGATCAACATTCCGTAATCCTAAACAAATTGCGTGAGAGGGCGTTGGCTTCAGCTACAACCAACGATCCGATAGGTTGGTTTGAGTGGAGTGCAGAACCTGATGCTCCGATCTTGCTTCCGTCAGGCGAGATTAATTGGAGTGCATTCGCTCAAGCCAATCCATCATTGGGAATTACAATTCACCCAGATAACTTAAAAGCGGTTATTAATGATCCGCCAGATATTGTGCGAACTGAAGTTTTGGCTCAATGGGTAGATACAATCAATTCAGCAATTGATGCACAAAAGTGGGGATTGTGTCAGACCGATCCAATACCTTTAGATCCTGAAAAAGAAACTTGGTTTGGATTAGATTTAAGTCCTGATCGTAAATTTGGCGCATTGGTCGCAACTCAGAAATTATCAGGAGAAAGATTTAATTTAGTTTTACTGCACACTTGGTCGAATGATTATTCAATAAATGATTTAGCGGTTGCAAATGACATTGCACCTTATGTAAGAAAATATAATGTTCAGACTGTCGCTTATTCCAAAAGGACTGCACAAGCTGTCGCAAGTCGGCTAGTTCCTGCTGGAATTCCCATTACAGATATGGATGGGGCGATATATGCTGAAAGTTGTGATCGGTGGTTGGGCGCAATCAATTCCCATCGATTACAGCATGGGGGTCAAGACGAACTGACCCAACAAACACTTTCCGCTGCGAAACTGCCCTATGGGGATGGGTCATGGATCATCGGAAGGCGTGCAAGTCGAGTGGCAGTTTGTGCAGCTGTCGCTTCGGCTTTAGCAACTTATTTTGCGACACAACAAGAAACGGAAATTGATATACAAGTCGGATAAATTGCATTTATGGTATATTATGTGCTAATGGGATTATTCGACCGATTTATCACAAATACCGCAATTGCACCAACAGTAGATGTTGCAGCCGCTAACACTCCTTACAATTTGCAATCAGCTGTTGGCGGATTATTTTATGGCGCACAAACTGCAACTCGTGAGCAAGCAATGTCTGTGCCATCTGTTGCAAGAGCAAGAAACATTATCTGCTCAACAATTGGATCGCTACCTTTAGAAACTTATAATCATTTTACAAAAGAACATTTAGATCCACCAAGAGTTATTATGCAACCAGATCCAAGAGTTGCAGGATCAGCCATATATGCATGGATCGCTGAGGATTTATTATTTCATGGCGTTGCTTATGGTCAAGTATTAGATTCTTATGCTGCATCCGATAACAGTCGAGTTCGTGCATGGACAAGAGTTGCACCGGATCGTGTTAGTTATAATCTAAATGCAAATCAAACCGAAATCACTTCATACATGGTCGATGGAATGCATGTTCCTGCGAGTGGTCTAAATTCTTTAATTGTATTTAGCGGATTAGATGAAGGTGTGCTTAATCGTGCTGGTCGCACAATAAGAGCTGCTCAAGAATTAGAAAAGGCTGCTGAGTTATATGCAAAAGAGCCTGTTCCAACAATGGTGTTAAAATCAAATGGCACAAACCTTACTCCAGAGCGAATTACAAAACTTTTGGAATCATGGAAGGTTGCTAGAAACACCAGAGCAACTGCATTCTTAAATGCTGATGTTGAATTAAACGCTCTTGGCTTTGATCCACAAAAATTGCAATTAAACGAAGCACGCCAATACCTAGCAACCGAAATTGCAAGAGCAGTTGGCATTCCAGCATCATTCTTATCTGCTGAAACTACTAGCATGACATACAGCACAACTGTTATGGAAAGAAAAGCCCTTATCGATTTCAGTTTGAGAAATATAATCACGCCGATAGAGCAAAGATTGTCTGCTGCTGATTTTGTTCCAAATGGTGTTGAAGTTCGATTTGACATTGATGATTTCTTGCGTGGATCTGCATTAGAGCGTGCGCAAGTTTATGAAATCCTAAACCGCATTGGCGCAATGAGCGTTGAGCAAATCCAAGAGGAGGAGGACTTAATCCGATGAAGATTAATTTCCCAATAACCATAACCGCTGCCGATACAAACAAGCGAACAATCTCAGGAACAATTGTTTCTTGGAATGAGGCTGGAAATACATCAGCCGGCAAAACTGTATTTGCTAAAGACAGCATTGATTTTTCAAAGCCTGTTAAATTGCTATTAGAGCATGACAAAACACGCCCATTGGGTAAGTTAATTGACATTACTGCAAACGATCAAGGTTTAGAAGGCACATTCAAACTTGCAAAAACTTTTGCAGCTGATGATGCTCTTGAGGAAGCAGCCACAGGATTAAGAGATGGATTTTCTGTTGGTGTAATGGTTGATGCATGGGATAACAAAGATGGCGCAATGGTCATCTCCAAGAGTTCTTTACAAGAAGTCAGTTTGGTGTCTGATCCGGCTATTGCGTCAGCGAAAGTTGAATCCGTAGTTGCAACAAATACACCAGAGAATTCCGAAGCAACCGCTGAGGATCAAACAACACAGGAGGACAAAGTGTCTGATATTACTTCAGATGCTCCTATCGCAACCGAAGCGGTAGAAGCTGCAAAGTCTGAGCCTGTGGTCGTAGTGGCAGCTCAGTCTGTTGCCTATACAAAGCCACGCTCACCAATCAATTCAAAAGCAACTTACTTGGAGCATTCAGTTCGTGCTGCATTAGGTTCAGAGGAAAGCCGTCAATATGTAATGGCTGCTGACACAACCGGCACAGTTGCGGGCTTAATTCCAACACCACAATCAACAGAGATCATTAATGGTCTATCAAATGCTGATCGTGGAATCATCGATGCTCTATCTCGTGGCACACTTCCTGCTGCTGGTATGACATTCGAAATTCCTAAAATTACAGCTGTGCCAACAACTGCACTAGAGGCAGAGGCAGCAGCAATCGACACAACCGACATGACTTCATCATTCGTTTCTGTTGATGTTAAGAAATTCGCTGGCGGACAAACATTCTCAGTTGAACTTCTAGATCGTTCATCTCCAGCATTCTTTGATGAGTTAGTTCGTCAAATGGAATATGCTTATGCAAAGACAACAGATGCATACGCTGCAACAATTCTAGGCAACTCATGCTCATTAGCAGCAGTAGCACAGGACAACACAGCAGCAGGATTGCTAGGTTATACCTCAGCAGCAGCAGCTTCAGTTTATTCTGGCTCACTAGGATTTGCTCGCAACTTAATTGTTAATAGCACCCAATGGGGCAACATCATGGGCTACAACGATGGTGGCCGACCAATCTACAATGCCAGCCAACCTCAAAATGCTGGCGGAGCAGTTTCAGCTCAGAGCCTTCGTGGAAATGTTGCTGGCTTGGATCTTTATGTTTCTCGCTCACTTGATGGCTACACAACTGGAGATCAGTCAATGATCGTTGTAAATCCAGATGCTTTCACATGGTATGAGAGCCCACGCTTAACACTTCGTTCAGACATTACAGCAACCGGTCAAGTATCTGTTGCTTACTATGGCTATGGCGCATTAGCAGTAAAAATTGCTGGTGGCGCAGTTTGGTTCAACAAGAACTAAATTAGTTTAACTGAGTGCCTAGGGTTGCTCCCGATCCTAGGCATCCATTAAGGGAGTAAGGAGATGACATGCCAACCATAATTACAGCTTCACAGTTGAGATCTGTGCTTGGCGTGTCGTCTGCTTTATATGATGATACTTACCTAAACCAAATTATTGATACAGCAGAAACAGTTATTCTGCCAATGTTAGTCACTTTCAAAGCACCAATCCAAAAAGTGTCGCTGACTGATAATGTCGCCACTTTCACTACACTAGGAATTCATGAATTTACCGAAGGACAATCAGTCGTCATCACAGGATGCGGAAGCCCTTACAACGGCACAAGAGTTGTGTTGGCAGATAATCTTGGACAATATACCTTTTCACAATCGATCACTAATGCCGATCTACTCGAAGTTAATGTCATCCCATCCGGAGTTGCTGCCCTTTCTGGCGGATCAACTTATGTTGGAAACGCAGCTGTTCAGTCAGCCGTCTATACAGTTTCAGTCGAAGTTTTCCAAGCAAGACTTGCCGGTGGAGGACAAATCGAAGGAGTAGATTTCTCACCAACACCATTTAGAATGGGTCGATCACTTTTCAATAAATGCGTTGGATTATTAGGTTCATACATAGACACCGAGGGCATGGCTCAATAAATGCCTAATCAGACAATACTTGAACAGATCCGCACACCTTTAGCAACTGCTTTATCTGGGGTTGCAGGAAATGTTTATGGTTATGTTCCTGAAACAGTTATTCCACCAGCTGTGGTTGTTGTGCCTGATTCTCCATACCTAGAATTTGAAACAATTAGCAAAACTAATATCAGAGCAAAGATCAATTTTACAATATCAGTTGCAGTTGCATATAACAGCAATCCTGCATCCCTCGACAATATCGAGCAATTAATCATAAGTGTTCTGGCAGTTATTCCGGTTGGATATATTGTCAGCTCGGTTGAAAGACCGACAGTTTCACAAGTTGGTGCATCAACGCTGCTTATCGCAGATGTTCGAGTATCTACCTACTACACACAAACAGTATAAGGAGAAATCATGGCAACAGTCGTAATTACCGGTCGTGATGTTGGTTTATCTTTCACAGGTGGAACAGATATTCAAGCACAAGCGACAAATGCAGTATTGACAAAAGTTAATGAGCGTCAGGTATATCAGACCCTTGAGGGCGAGGCATACAAGACAACAAACATTTCAGGAACATTCCAATTGGATATGTTGGCTGATTGGGGCAAGACAAGTTCAGTATGTGAGGCTCTATGGGCTGCTGCTGAAAGCGCACCAGATACAGACATCAGCATGACACTTACAGCTGCATCAGGAGCGCAATTTGTGTTTCCAGTAAAGCCAGAGTTTCCAACTGCCGGTGGATCAGGAATTGATGCTCAGACAGTATCATTTACATTCACAGTATCTAAAGGCGCAGTAGTAGAAACCTTTAGTTAAAAACTAGCAACGGGAGCAAAATGAAACTACCAATTACAATTGAATACAGCTCAGGCGAGCAAGCAACTTATATTGCCCAACCGCCTGAGTGGGCTAAGTGGGAAAAGCAGACAGGAAATGTCATTGGACAAGCATCCGAGAAGCTGGGTATTTGGGATCTTATGTTTTTGGCTTATCATGCTCATAAGCGTGAAGTTGCCGGAAGCAAGCCAATCAAACCAATGGATATTTGGATGGAAACAGTTGCCGATGTAATAGTCGGTGATGCAGACCCAAAAGCCACAAAGCAGGAAGCCTAA